GATTGGCAGTTGTTATATTGATGATATAACGTGTTTGTGGATAGAAGATGCTGCTGATATTGACTTTACGCCATGTACCAGCTGTACCAGCACCAACTACGTTAGGAAGAACACCACGTATAGTGAAGCTGACGTTTGGGTTGATAGCACTAATTTGCCAATCAATTCCATCAAGAGCAGCTGCATCAAGACCACCAGCAGGTTGACTTAAACGAACAACATCACCAACTTGCAATAGAGATGTGTCAGCAGTACTAACCACAGGAGCAGTTGCGTTAGAAATAGCAGTAAATGCTACACCAGCTGATACTAATGCATCTGAACCTTGGTTAACCAAAGTAAATCCGGCATTTGCAGCTGTTTGACCATTTGTGAGATAATCACCAGCAACAGCACCCATCTTTACTACTTTTAATCCACGCCCAGCAGCCATACCACGTTGCCAATAGAAATTTGTGGGTCTATTAACAGTATTATCTATAGTTTTAGTTTCATTATAAACTGTCATCCAGTCTACATCTGATCTGATAGCAAGTGTCTTATTGAGACCATCAGATACAAATCGACCTTGTTGAATTATCGCATTAGACATAGTAATCCTTTCTTAATTAAATAGTTGCGCGCATGTTAATAACCCATGCATCATTGAGGATTCGATATGCTGATGCAAACTTATAACCAGCTGTTACGTTTTGCGCTAATGGTCCACTAAATTGTGCCGGCAAATAGACGAACTGAGCTGTATAACGATCTTGTTCAACTACTGCATATGCTTCTTTTGCAACACAGAAGATGTTGTAAATGTTTCTTCCCAAGAATGAAGCGTTTGGTGTAATTGAACCAATAGAAGATACTAAGAATCTTAAATTGTTTACCGCGCACCACTCACTATCAATCACGTTTTGTTGATTTGGGTATCTTGCAGCATTGATTGAACTTGGTAAAGCATCTAATGATGGAGTCAAATCAGTGTGGCATAATGCAAAGTAAGCATTACGAACTGGTGATGTCAGATATTTATCTTCGCCTTCAATAGAACTCAAGAACATATGACCATCGTTACCAATTAAGGTACGAGTAACGGTAGCAATAGAACCTTCCGTGATGTTACTTGGAACGTCACCATTTGCGCCACCAACACAGTTTTGGAATGCAGCGGTACCAGCTAACATGTTACGTGTAAGCTCATCTTCAGTACGACGAAGTGAATCACCAAGACGAATTGAAGCATTGTTCAATACAGGATCTTGAGATTGCAGTGTTACCTGCTCATTAATCTCTACATATGTACCATAGAATGAAATCTCAGCATCAATATCAACCGCAGTTAGATTTTGTGATGGAGGTGTTACACCTGAATTTCCTAGTGGAACCAATGCAGAGTTTAATGGATTATAACGTCTGAAACGCATGATACGACCACCATTGGCAGGCATATGTTCACGCATAGCAGGAATTCGATGGATATAGTTTGGTACTGGGGTGCTCAGAATCATCTGATTAAATGATTGTTGTACTGGAGCAGGCAGCGTACCGGTAGTTGTTATAGGCATGTTTACCCTTAAAGTTATCTGTTTCTTTTATAACCTTAAGCTGGACGAGTTCTTAGACGGGCTTTTGCGTCCGATAGATATAAGGGTGACGAAACCTTATAATTTTTGCGTCATATTAGTGATATCATTCCGGAATTTTCATAGCAAGATATATCTTCCTGGTAAGGAAGCAGACTCACCAGGAAGAAAAAGGAAGAATTATCGTCTCTTAGCGTTTGCCACCATGTTAGCGTATATTTTTCTTCGATCAGATTCAGAAAGTTCACCTGCAAATGCATTAGCGTGACTTAATGGGCTATCACCACGTTGAGGCGAAACACTTGCAATACCTTTTGGTTTTAATGCATTATGTTGGGCTTTTTGAACGTCTGGATTGATGACATTATCTTGATAGATACCCAATTCTTTTAAGAGTGTATATGTTGCGGATGCCTTATTGTATACATCAGTTGATTGGTTCAATGTGCTCGCAATCTCAGGTTTAAGCTCACGTAATTTCACACAGTTTTCATACGTAACAACTTTATCGAAGTCAGCATATTTTGCTTTGAGTTGATTTTCGATCATTTGTTGTTGTTGTTGTGCCAACCATTGTTCATGTTTTTGTTTATAACTTGAGAACTCTTTCTTTATAGCACCAATCTCATTCTTAAGATGTCTACCTTCAACAATATCATCGTCATCATAATCACTCTTATAGACTTCTTCTTGTTTCGGTTGATTCATCTGTAATTGCTGTTGTTGAGTTGCATACTCTTCAACTTGCTTCAAAATACGTAATGCTTCGTCACGTTCTCGCTGTAGTTGCTCATTCTTTAGTCGTATCTCTTGAAAACTTTGTTGCGGTGTAGGTTTTACAGGGATGTTTTGTTGTTCTGGCGGTTGTATTTCAGGGATAGTTTCTTCCTGAATATATTGTCCATTAACATCTACTTGTTCTATTGGTGCAGGTTCAGGTGTAGGCATTACAGGATTGTTTTGTGCTGCCAAATCTTCGAAAATATTGTTTCCCATATATCTCTATCCTTTTTAAAATATTATTGATAATGGATCTTTAATGATTTCACCATTGTATTTCTGTGCCATTGAATCCAATGTCCCATCAAAGAAATCCAATACGAATTTAAGCATTTGCTTCTCTTCTGGTGCCACTATAAGGGCATTTGCTCGTAACATATAACATGAATCTTTATCGGGCAATGACCATATATATTCAAGTTCATCATCTTTACGTGAATATCTAAATACCGATTGATTATAAGTTGGTGTTGGACATGATTTGCGGTATAAAAATTGATTGCGGACTACATTCTGCATAATGCGTTCTTTCTTTTGAAGAACTACCACAAAGAAGTCAGATGCAAGATCTTTTGAACCACGACCTACGCATTCCCACAGATTTTCCATATAGTCTTGCAGCATATCCTTGCCAATTTCACGAACTGGTACCACATCAGGAGTAGACTGCATTAAATCTGTTGCTATTTTACCTACCGTTTCACGATCTTGCGTATGAACAAGACCATCCATAATACGCTTAGGTTTTTCTTCTGCTTCCTTTTTCATAGTCATTTACTTCTTCTTCTTTTTACTTTTGGCACTTGGAAAATAGTTAACGCGTTCCTTTTCCTTCATGCCTTTTGATTTTGCTTCTTTTACTGCGATCTTTTTAGCATACTTACTTTCTTCTTCGTTTTCTGGACCTTTTTTGCCATTCTCAAGATCAGTTGATTTAACCTTTCCAACAAATTCAAGTGTTGGATATTTTGCATTCTTATCTGGCTTTTCTCCGGATCCCTTTTGGGTATTCTTTTCACCAGACTTTTTCTTTTTTGATTTAATCAACTCTTCAGCAAATTCTTCATGAAGTTTTTCTGGTTTGCTTATGTTACCTTTAACGGTTTTAATAACTTTCTTTTTCATATGTTTCATTTCTTGCCTTTCTTTTTCTTCATATATTCTTTTTTTGGCATAGAACCACCTTTACCATGAAGCTTTTCTTCCATATATTCATGTAGTATTTCTTCACCTTTGATGATAGACTTCACAGCTTTTTTCTTGGATGGCATAGGTAATTTTTTACGATCTTGCTTGCGCTCAATCTTTTCATGCATTTCTTCTTTGCCCTTCATGAAGTCTTTTGTAACTTTTTTTGAAGGATTTTTTTTCTTTGCCATATCATTTCCTAATTGGTATGATTTATTCGTTCATGGTTTTGCCAGGTCTTGTTTTTAGAGCAAGATTATCTGTAGCAAATATAGATATCCACGGTGGCAATAGTGATTCGTTAGCGCCCTGATGAGCCATGACTAACAACAAATCATTATACCTTCATCGCGATTACCATCATCACCTGTTGTCATATCTTCAAGTCCACCACCAAGAACCATAAACAACAACGTTAAAGCCACTATACTTTTACTCATTATCTTTACCTTCACGTTTTTCTTTACGTTTCTTTAATTCGGGATACATCTTGTATACTTTTGCTTTTAATGCGGCTGGATTTGGAGCAAAATGGGCTCTTGAGAGGGCATTTTTCGCATGCGCCAAATCATGTATAGGGAAGCTGTACTTATTAGCACCGCCAGCAGAACCAGCGAAATCTTTAGGGGAGACATGTTTATATTTTCCAGCATTTGATGATCCTTTCTTTTGTCGCATCTTTTCTTCGACGCCACGTTTTACTTTGACACCTTTTGCTACGGTAACTTTTTGGTCTTTCTTCTTCATTACATTTCCTTTTAGAGGTGAATGCTGAAAAGCAAAATTCTCAGCACCCACCAAAATCTACATGAGCGGCATCAGATTATTGTTACCACCTTGTTGATTATTTCCCATAGGAGACATGCCACCTTGGCCGATTGCCAACAACATTCGTTGCATATCTGTTTCTCTAATACGTGGTGTATTGATATGTGCTTTGTGCTGATTTGGTGGTGTACCCATTATCTTTTCAATGATCTTGGTAACTTTACCTTCTTTGCGACATACCGTAGGCATATTAGTACTTCTTCTTGAGATTTTGTTTCATCCCACCACGAACACCATTATTGAGTTGATTATCAATCTCAACAATAGAATCGCCGACATATTGAGGCATATACATACAATATGGATAATCAACCATCATTATTTGGTCTGGAAGATTAGCCAACTTCTTTTCATTATTGCCGATGGTTGCCGGGATTTTCCCACGATGACCCATCGCTTTATTAGATACTTTTGCCATGATGGCTCCTTTTGGGGTTGATGTCAGATGAAGCTCACCATGACGCCGGAGCCGAGCGGGGCGCGTTTTACGTCTGCGCAGACGGGGACCGCCGAAGCGTGTCAGTCAG